GATGCAGTGCTGTTGACCTATTGTGCCATGCTCAAGAAAGATCGAGCCTACACTCTGCTAAATGGTTTTTGGATCGTGGTTGGCATTGTTGGCATAGCCAGAGCAGGCGGTTGGTTGTAATACCAAATGTACATTGATGGGATATTTGAAATGTTTGATTGGCTAAAAAAGAAAACCAAGCCCGCTGTGCCTGCTGCTCCGGTGCAGCCCAAAGAACCCAAGCAGGCAACGCCGCGTAAAAAAAGCGAAAAAGAGCTGGCCACTGAACGCGGTGAACCCTATGTGGCTGTGTTGAACATGGATGTGGATCTTGACAATCTACATCAGGGTGCATTTGAACTAGACTGGAACGAAATATTTGTGGCTAGATTGATCAAGGCCGGTTACATGATGAAGCCCGAAGACACTGATGCTGAAATTGTGGATCGGTGGTTTCAGAATGTTTGCAGACACGTGGTTTTAGAGACCTACGAACAAGAAGAAGCCATGCGCAATTCCGGAATATACGTGCGCACACGCGACGTTGGAAATGGTCGCAGTGAAGTCAGCTAGAGACATATTTGAACTGGTGATAGTCACTTACAGCAAAGATTTTGATAGATCTATAAAGTTAACAAAATCTTTGCGCAGTGAATCGTGGTTTGGCGGTAATCTCCGCATACATCTGGTGGTAAATGATGAGCCTGCGGTATATGATGCAATAAAAAATGCAGTTGCAGACATTGACAATGTAACTGTGTATCTTGGTCAGCAATTTGGTATTAGTCATGCACAGGGATGGCGTAGCCAACAATGGATCAAATTGTGCATTAGCAAACACATAGTGACAGATTGGTACATGGTGATTGACAGTGATCAAGTGATTTGGAACAGTGTCAAGGTTGATCTAGATGATTGGTTCATCAATCACAAGGCTCAATACAAACGTAGAACCATCGACAACTATGTTTCTAAGCCTTGGTTTGCAACATACTATCAAAATGCTGCGCAGTTTTGGGACGTTGAAAATTTTGACCAGTATCATGACAATTTGTTGAGTGAAACACCACCTGTGATGTTTCACACAGCCACAGTGAGAAACATGTTGCAACACTGTGGGTCAAAATTGATCATGAGAGACAAAGTGCATGAAGCCAGTCTGTATTGGTGTTATCTAATCAAACAGCAGCTGATTGATCAATTGTATGAACCGTTTCACAGTGACAATCACTGTAACCAACTCATGGAAATGCGTGTGTAATGGTATTGTTATCTTGCCCATTCTGCGGCAACGAAGTCGGTCAGCAAGATTTGTGGCACGAGACTGTTTACCCGCAAACTCGCGACAGATCACTGTGGTCAATAAACTGCGCAGAAGAAGTAGGAGGATGCGGTGCTCAGATTCTGGGTCATTCACCAGATGATTGTATTGAACGTTGGAACACAAGGACAAAACAAAAATGATTTTCAATCGAGTCAAAGAACTTAAATCACAAGGATTAAAAATAGGAATCACCTTCAGTACCTTTGACATGTTGCATGCTGGACATGTTGCAATGTTGGCTGAAGCCAAAAATCACTGCGACTATTTGATTGCAGGCCTACAAACTGATCCCACTATTGACCGTCCTGACACAAAAAACAAACCGGTGCAAAGCATTGTTGAACGACAGATTCAGTTGACAGCATGTCGCTATGTGGATGAAGTTGTTGTGTACCAAACTGAACAGGATCTAATTGACTTGTTGTTGATACTTCCATTGGATGTGCGTATACTTGGCGTTGAATACGCAGAAAAACCTTTTACTGGAGATTCAGAATGTTACAGTCGAGGTATTCAAATAGTGTTCAATGGACGAGATCATTCGTTTAGTAGCAGCAGCTTACGCAAACGTGTGGCGCAGGCAGAAACAGTCAAGGCACTGACACAAAAATGAAACTCTATATCAATGGTTGCAGTCACACCGCTGCTGCTGAAGCAGTGTTGCCACATGCGTTTGCTGAAGATGATTGGAATTATCGGCACCTTGGTCGTAGACCACATCCTGAAAACTTCAGACACAGTTGGGCAACTCATGTGGCACAACAGCTTGGGACAGAACTTATCTGCGACGCCGAAAGTGCTGCCAGCAATGATCGCATTGTGAGAACCACGCGGCAGTGGTTGGCAGACAACAGTCATGATTTGGCAGACACTGTGGTGATCATACAGTGGACCACCTGGGAACGGGAAGAATGGCTACACCAAGGCACATGGTATCAGGTCAATGCCAGTGGCGTGGATTCGGTTCCGCCTGAACTGCAAAATCGCTATCGTGAATTTGTGGCTTCTGTGGATTGGTACACCAAAACACGTCAAGCCCATGCTGAAATTTGGAAACTACATCAAGACCTCAAGGCTCTAGGTATACGCCACGTGTTCTTTAATGGCCAAAGCACTTTCAGTGAATTGGGTCCAAACGAACAACACGATTGGGGTGTGAGTTACATCCAACCCTACAGCATTCAACACAGCTATGCAGCCATTCTCCGTGAAAATGGTTATGAATTTGCCAATCCCAACACCTATCATTTTGGTGCCGCTGCCCATTGCTTTTGGGCCAAATATGTGCTACAATACCTAGACACTCACAACATTCTGGGAAGCCATGCGATATCTCTTGATTGACACTGCCAATATGTTTTTCCGCGCTCGGCACAGCGCACATCGTGCTGCCGATACCTGGACAAAACTAGGGTTTGCACTGCACGTCACTCTCATGGCTGCCAACAAAGTGGTACGTAGATTCAGCGCGGATCATGTGGTATTCGCGCTGGAAGGGCGCAGCTGGCGCAAAGATTTCTACGAGCCCTACAAGAAAAATCGCGCTGTGGCACGAGCAGCCATGAACGAAGCCGAAGCCGAAGAGGATCAATTGTTTTGGCAAACCTACGACGAACTGTGTCAGTACCTTGCCAACCGAACCAATTGCAGTGTGATCAGACACGAAAATGCCGAAGCCGACGACATCATTGCTCGTTGGATTGCGCTGCATCCCGGTGATCATCACACCATTGTCAGTAGTGATACAGACTTTGTGCAGTTGTTGGCCGACAATGTTGATCAGTACAACGGCATCACTGACGAATTGCTTACGCTAGAAGGTGTGTTTGATGCCAAGGGTCAGGCCGTGATAGACAAGAAAACCAAGACAGCCAAAGCCATACCTGACCCTGCATGGCTACTGTTTGAGAAATGCATGCGTGGTGATACCAGTGACAATGTGTTCTCAGCATTTCCGGGCGTGAGAACCAAGGGCACAAAAAACAAAGTGGGTCTACAAGAAGCCTATGAGGATCGTGACAAGCGCGGTTATGCTTGGAACAATCTCATGCTGCAACGCTGGACCGATCACAACGGTGTTGAACATCGTGTGCTGGATGATTATGAACGCAATCGAACTCTCATTGATCTCACAGCTCAACCTGACACAATCAAGGCCGCAGTGGATCAAGCCATACGCGAACAGATCAGTCATCGTGATGTTGGTCAAGTTGGAGCTCACTTTTTAAAATTTTGTGGCAAGTACGAACTTGTCAAACTCAGCGAGTCGGCAGATTCAGTGGGCCGCTGGCTGAACGAAACTTACCATGGAGTATTAGATGATAGTGGCCAAGCCCATAGTTGAAAAACAGTATTGGATCTTGAAAAAAGACAATGCCAAAATTGGACAGATTGAAGCCCAGGACGGAGAATACACTGTCAAGATTCAAGGTCAAGTCACACGTTACAAAACCATACACATGGCTGGTCGAGCGGCCAATATTCAATTTGAAAAACTGGCTCGCAGCAAAAACATAGCCACCAATCAGGTGTATGGATTCGCAGTGTCAGGCCGAATCTTTAATCCGGTCTGGGATGTCAAACATCGTATTCCGTTGTTTACCAAAGAAAGCAAAAGCAAGAGTTGGTTTGCTGCCGGCTGGTATTGTGTGCGACAGCATCGCAAGTGGAAAACTGTACAGAATCCCAAACTCATTACCTTGCAACGCTACAGCTGGCAAGGTCCTTATCATACCAAGAAAGAAGCAGATGAATCCATTTCGTGATCAAGAAAAATTCATGCGAGCCTGCGATCAGACCGTGGGCGAGTTCAATGAACAGCAATATCAAATGTACTGCAATCTCATTGCAGAAGAATTCAACGAACTTGTGGCCAGCACCACCAAGACCGATGATCTTGATGCCTTGATTGACATCTTGGTTGTCACCATTGGTGCTATTCACAGTCTGGGTGCTGATGCTGAAGGTGCATGGAAAGAAGTAATGAGCACCAACTTTGCCAAGGTAGACAAAGAAACCGGCAAGGTACGCAAACGCGAAGATGGCAAGGTGTTGAAGCCCTTGGGCTGGGTGGCGCCTGATCTAAAACCCTATGTGAAATAACATGAGTCTGCACATCAATAGATTCATAGACAATCTCAAGGCACACGAAGCTCGCGGACAGCGTGATTTCTCCATGAGCATGCGCGATGCCAAGGACCTGCACGGGGACATAACCAAACTGCTGTTGGCCTTGCAAGCTTTAAATCAACGCTTGGAACAGGCACAGACCGACTCTGTGGTCACAGTGGAACTCACAGGCGGCAGTTTCAAATCTGACTAGATTATGGCATAAATAATCATAGGAGATAATGATGTCAAGA